GGAAAATATCTGCCTGACACGGTGGAACAGGCCGAACAGGAAGCAACAAACTTCCTACGCCGGGTCCAGTACCGCCGGAAGAAAGAGGGCTTGCCGCCGCTAAAGTACATGATCGTTACCGCCTACACCACGAAGCGAAACAGCGAAACCCCCGTTCGTATTCATCACCACATCATTATGAACGGCGGGCTTGACCGTGACGTTGTGGAAGACCTGTGGAGAAAACGCAGACGCAAGGGACAGAAAAAAGGCGACAAAATCGGCTTTTGCAATGCCGACCGCTTGCAAGCCGACGAAAACGGCATAGCCGCCCTTTGCACCTACCTTGTGAAGCAGGGGTGCGGGAAAAAGCGGTGGAATTCCTCGCATAACCTCGAAAGGCCGTACAGCCGGACGAACGACGGCAAGTACAATCGCCGTCAGATTGAGAAGTGGGCGAAAGAACACCCGCCCCGTGAGTTTTGGGAAAAGAAATATCCCGGCTGGACCCTGACAGACGATGACTACGGCGTTCAGTACGAATACAACGACTTCACGGGCTGGGCGGTCTACCTGAAATTGCGAAAGAAAGAGTAAAGAAAGGGGCTGTTCAATATGGCAAGGCCGTTCAAAATCTGCCCGGACTGCGGCGCACACCTCGACGCTTCCGAACCCTGCGACTGCAAGGACGCAATCGAGCGGGAGCCGCCGAAGCCGCGGGAGCGGTTGAAACTGCTTGCCGTCTGCCGGGAGGTAGACAAGGAAAGCGGGCGCGTCAGCGTTTACCCGCTTGACCTCGAAATCACAAGCGAAGTCATTACAAGCCTGAAAATGCGGGCGCAGTTCAACCCGGAATTGCGCTACTTCACGACCACGACGGCACGTTGGGACCGTTACGGCGAAGTGATGGCGGGTATCCTGAAACGCCGAACGGTGAGCCGGGCCGATTTGGACAATATCGGGGGTATCTGCGAGATATGAGAAGAAATGAGCCGACCCCGGAAGAATAGGAAGTCGAAGAAATGAAGCAGGCCGCGCGGGTCATCAAGGAAATTTGCGACCGCAGGACGGCGGACGACGCTTGTTCGTTCTGCCCGTTCTGCGATATGTGCCGCACGGAACCTTACACATGGGAGGTATGACAATGACGGAGCGGGAACGCCTGTTAGAGAAGATACGCAAGGTTCAAGCCCTTGCAAACCGCGGCGCAGACGGCGAAAAGCAGTCAGCCGCCGCCCTGCTTGATAGGCTGATGACGCAATACGGCATCGACGAAGCCGAAATAGCGGAAGAGCGTTTGGAAAAGTGCTTCTTCCGTTACAAGACCCCGTATGAAAGAAAACTGCTGGTTCAGGTGATTTATACCGTGACCGGGAAAATTCCCTTTAAGTGCGTCGGGTCCTATTCAGGCCGCGCACGAAAGCAAGTCGGAATTGACTGCACCGCGGCGGAACGGCTGGAAATCGAATTCAGCTATGAGTTTTATAAAGCCGCGCTGGAAGAGGAAATGGAACGGTTCTATTCGGCGTTCCTGATGAAGAACGACATCTTCCCGCCTGCTTCCAAAAAGGCCGAAGAAATCCCGGCGGCGGAAATCAGCAGAAGCGAAGCCCTTAAACTTCAAGCGCTTATGGCGGGCATGGGCGACCACACGCGCCGCCCTGTATTGGGAAGCGGGGTGGGACCGTGATAGACAACCAACGCGCCGCCCTGCGGTATCAAAACAAAGTCAACAACGCACAGGGCCACTTTTTCGAGAGTGCCATAAAAGCCGCCTGCGCCCTCTATTCTGACCGGGAGCGGGCCGACGTAGACAAAACCCCTGAACCGTTCCGCGTTCTGGAAAAGAGCCGCGACGGAAAGTTCAAGGGCCGCTTTACCGCCCGCGCACAGCCGGACTTTCAAGGAACGCTTGACGGCGGGCGCTCCATAGTCTTTGAAGCGAAGTACACAACGACAGATCGTTTGAAGTGGGACGTTCTGACACAGGAACAGCGGGACACGCTGGAACGCCACGCCCGGCGGGGTGCGCTTGCCGCAGTCTGCGGCGGGATTGGAAACGAATTCTTCTTTGTTCCGTGGACGGTGTGGCGGGACATGAAAGAGCATTTCGGCAGAAAGTACGTTACCGCGGCGGACCTCGAACAATGGCGGGTCCGCTTCAATGGGGCGGTGCTATTCCTCGATTACGTCCACCACGAAAGGAGCGGGACACCATGAAAAAACAGCACACACAGAAAATGACGGTCCGCGTCACGGCACAGACGGCCTACAACCTCGAACGCCTTATGCTTATGAGCGGGCAGAAAACGCCGGGCCGCGTCGTCGATAAGCTGGTTCGTGAAAAAATGCTTGCCCTGCGGGGCCGAAACATCGAAACGGAGGAAACGAAATGAAGTATGACTGCATGAAGCCTGAATGGGCCGACAATGAGCCTTGCCCGCTCGACACGGGCGAACTGGAAAACTGCGCCGAATGTGTGTGGGCGCATGAACGGGAAACGGAGGACTGACAATGCGTGCCGGAATTCTGCTGATCGTTCTTTATTGGGCGCTGTTCACCATTCGAGCGGGTTTGCAACCGAAAGTGGCGGCGGAGGTCAAAGCGGCGACCTACGACATGAAACGGGCATCGGGCCTTGAAAAACTGGAACACACCCGCCGCCTGCAATGTTGGACCGTGGCAAAGTGGGCCTTGCGCGTCTGCGGCTGGGCTGAAAACGTCCTGTTGGGCGTGGTTATCCTGTGGGTTGCTTTCCTGCTGGGCGCAGTCCTGACAGGAACCGTCATTGTATTTGGCTACCCGGTGTAAAGGAGCGTTATCTATGAAGCTGACGAAGTGTGAGCAATGCGGCGGACCGACGGCGGAGGGCCTGCCCCTCTGCCCTGACTGCATGAGAGCAACGGGCGCGGCGGCGGACCAAATCGCCGCGGCGGAGGAACTGCGGGACATTGCGCGGGTCCTGTCCATCACGGCGAACACGGACGCGAACATTCGTGAAGCAATCGTCGGAATTTTGAATATCGCCGAAAGGCTGGAAAGAGGGAAATAAAATGGAACTTCTGCAATTCGTGTTTTCGAGTTTTTGGGTTTGGCTGGGCTGTGTGGTCCTGATTGTCGCGGCGGGTGAAGCTGTGGCGACCGCGGCGGCGGGTTTCCGTCAGAAGCGCAAAGTTTCCGTGTACCACGTCGGCGACGTGACGCGGGTTGAAGTGGAGAACGCGGGCCGCGCCGACATTCCGGCGGCGGTAAAGGCGTTGAACGAGCAGGCGGCGGAGGTAGACGAATGAAGCTGAAAAAGGTTCTTTCTATCTGCAAGACGAACGGGCTTTATTACCTGTATGACCGCATCGACAGATCGGGAGAAATCACACAATGGTTGGGCGACGCCTCCGCCCTCTATCCTCTGGACGGCCTGCCTATTCTGGACGAAGAAAGTTTCTGCGCCGTGTTCGATATTACCGGGAAGCAACGCGAAAAAATTCTTTTCCGGCATGAGCGCTTGCCGGAACACCTGAACGTCGAGGACGTGGCGGCGGGCGACAAACTGGTTCGGGAGTACGAAACGACCTTTATCAATGGCGGGTTGCGCTTGAAGCCGCTGAAAACGAACAACGGCGTTATGTTCATTCGGAGCCTGTACCTTTCGCCGCTGGAAGACGTTATCGACATGGTGCAATTCTACGAGCGAACCACGCCGCAGGGCGGTTCGTACATCGTCGCAAAGGCCGGGTTCCTGACGGCGGCGGTCATCATGCCTTATGTCATTAGTAAGAAATTCGCCGACGAACTGGAAGAACTGTCCTATCAATGCCGCCACTTCCTGAACACCCGGAGCGCATTCACCACCCCGGCGGCGGAGGACGAAGAAGAGCCGGACGAAAACCAGACGACCACGTTTGACGCGGAAGCGGCGGAGGACACGGAATGAAAGCCTTTACCGTGTATCAGCCATACGCACACGCAATCGTAGCAGGGGTCAAGCATTATGAAACCCGACCCCGGCGGACGCATATTCGGGGCCGCGTCGCTGTCCACGCCGGGCGGCTGGACGAAGTGCAAGCGACAAAGCATCTGACGAACGGCGAGTTTTGGGCCGTACTGGAAGCCGCAGGCGGCGGCGGAAACCTGCCGCGGGGAGCAGTCATCGGAACCGTTGAAATCGTCGATTGCGTGCCTGTGGAAGAACTTGTGGACAGTTTGGATAACCGGGAACGCCTGTTAGGTGATTATTCGCCGGGGCGGTTCGCGTGGGTGCTTCAAAACCCGGTCATGTTCAAAACGCCCATTCCCGCCCACGGGAAACAAGGGTGGTGGAATTGGGAGGAACCGACATGAAGTGCCGCGAATGCGAATTTGCATCGGTCCACAAATACCCACGCAACGGAAACAGCAACAGCGCCCACGTCGGGCATTTCGGGCAGGAAGCGTCTTACTGCAATCACCCGAAATGCCCGCCGCCGGGTCCGCTACTGTTCTACGGGAAGACGGCCCCGCGATACTGCCCGTTGAAGAAGAAAGAGAGGAAATAGACATGGGGAAAATCACGATCACAGAGAAGCAGGAAGCAATCATTCGGCGGCTGAATGACCCGCTTTATACCGTGGAATTTCTGAAAGAATGGGTCAACCGCAACGACAACGTATTTATCAACGCGCCCGCGGCCCTGCAAGCTATGGGCGCAAGCGGATTCTTTGCCGCCGTTCGCGCAATCGAGCAGGCGAAAGAAAGCGACGGTGAAAATACATGAACTATCGACCGAAAGTTGTTCGTTGCCGCCTGAAAACGGGCGGAAAGAGCATTCCACAAATCCGGGAGGAATGCAGAGGGCAAGGCTTGACCTACCGGGACTTTGAGAATATCCAGAGATCGAACGAAGAGTTCGACGGGCTGGTTGTCCTGCTTTCCCTGTGGGCCTACGACAACCACGCAAGCTATCACCTGCATAATTGGGACCCGATGGACGACGAAAGAATGATGATGGCGATTTACTACGCCGAACAGGTACACCCGTTCCCGCGCTACAAAAACGACCTTGCGAAATTCAAGGCGGATTGGGCGGCGCAGGCATACGACCCCGGCGGCGCGTCCCTGACGTTCGCCCCGGCGGACGTGGAGGAACTGGAAGTTCTCTGCGAGGAAGCGGCGGAGCCGGAGCCGGAACCGCCCGCCCATCCCGCTCCAAAGCGAAAAAAGCATAAGCGGCGGCGGAAGTAAGACCGGGAGCCGCTGACAAACGAAACGGAGGTAAAAGAAAATGAAACTTGCGGCATTCAATGCGACGTGTCCTTTCGAGATCGGGGACAAAATCACGGAGCGGCGGGAGATTCACCCGACGGGGCTTGCCTTTAACGGCCAGGTTTTCACGGAGGTAACGCACACGATCACCGACATTGTGTGCCAGCACAGCGTTAAAACCGGGGAAATCCTCTTTCTGTATGAACTGGACAACAGTGGGAAGCTGGTAGTTATCGCCGCGGCGGAAGAACAGAGGGCGAAAAAATGATTCATGCGATTTGCGACTTTTGCGGGAAAGATTGCGACAGAACGGCGACGCTTCTTACCCTCCACCCGTTTCAGAACTTTGCAAGATACCACACGGACAACAAGCCTTTCGGGACAGAGGATAAAGCAAGAAGTTTTGTGATTTGTTCGGAGTGCGGAAAAAAACACGGGTTGCCGAACCCGCATGAAACGTACAGCGGAATAACAGATCAAAATGTAAGCTACGAAAAGCGGCTGGACAATTACACGGATTCGGACCTGATGAACGACAGGGACGAATAACAGGGTAAAACCCCGCCGTCGAGCGGGTCAACATCAAAAAGGAGGTTTGCACGGTGAAAACCATATCAATTATCAACCTAAAAGGCGGCGTTGCAAAGACGCTGACCGCTGACAGCATGGCCCACGTCCTCGCAACGCTCCACAACAAGCGTGTTTTGCTTGTGGACAACGACAAGCAGGGCAACACGTCAAAGGCATTCGGGGTCCATTCCTACGACGACAAGAGCATTTCGGACGTACTGACCGCCCGGCGGCTGGACCCGCGGGAGGTCATCAAGAAGACCCGGTTCGAGAATATCGACGTAATGCCCGCAAATATGACCTTGATTCGGGCGAACATGGAAGTCCTGATGGACAGCACCCGCCCCCAACAAACGCGCCTGCGGTCCGCCCTGAACGCGATTGCGGAAGAAAACTTTTATGATTTCTGCATCATCGACAACGCCCCGGACATCAACATTTCAACGATAAATGCCCTTGTCGCGTCCGACGACGTGATTATTCCCATAAAGATTGACAAGTACGCCTTTGACGGGCTGGAAGAACTGAAAGAACAGATCGAGGACACACGGGACGACCTGAACCCGCGCTTGCGCCTTGCCGGGTGCTTGATTACCTGCTTTATCCGCGCCGACGCAGAGAAGCAGGGCGAAGCGTGGTTGCGGTCCCGCCCGGAATACCCCGTCTTTGACACCCGCATTCGATATTCGGATAAAGTCACCGAAAGCACCTTTTCGGAAATCCCTATCGTGGAGTACAGCCGCCGGAGCGGAACCGCGATGGACTATATCGCATTCGTTCAGGAATACTTGCGGAGGGGTAAACAATGACGGAGAAAACGGCGGTCCCGGAATACTGCCGGGGCGGGAAGAAAATCCGCGCGTATCAATGCGGGATTTGCGACCGACTGGACGTTGATGACGTTTCCGACAAGCGGTTCTGCCGCGCCGGGTATTGGCCCGGTTGCGGCGACCCCGACGGTTGCCGGGAAGCATTCAAACCGATAACAGGCCGCGGGCGCATCGGCGTTCACCGCTAAAATGTCCGATTCGGACGGAAAGGGGCTATCTATGGGAAGATTTAATTTGAACCAGATTTTGAGTGACACGTCAAAGGCGGCGGCGGGCGGCGGGAGTGCAAAGCCCCGCCCCTCTGAAAGCCGCTATGAGAAATTGAGCGTCTTTGACCTTGTACCGTCGGAGGACAATTTCTATTCCATGCGGGAAATCGGGGAACTGAAAGCGGCAATCGAAATCGCCGGGAAAGTTCTACAAAACCTTGTCGTCGTTCCGCTGGGTGACGGAAAGTACAAGGTCATTGCCGGGCATCGCCGCCGCCTTGCTTCTATCGAACTTGTGAACGACGGGAAGCCGGAATATGAATTCGTTCCCTGCGTCATCGAACCGACAGAGGAAGCGGCGGACGAACAGGAAATACGCGACGGGCTGGACCTGATTGTTACCAACTCGCAGAGAGAAAAGACCGCGTGGGACAAAATCGAAGAGGTTCGCTATCTGCGGGAAGTTTTGGAAAAAGCGAAGACAAAGCCCTGGTTCGTCGAACTGTTGCGCCGCATCGTCGAAAAGACGTTTGAAGACGGAGAGTTACAGACGGACGGGACCCGCGATTTTATCGCAAAGGTGCTTCATACCAGCACAACGCAGATCGGACGATATGACACCATCATTCGCCATTTGTCCCCGGAATTCACGGAGGAACTGAAAGCGGACCGCATCAACCTTTCGACCGCCTACGAATTGGCGGGCCTGCCTGCGGAGAACCAGAACGCCGCCTTTAAGGAATATCACCTGACCGGGGCAATTTCCATCAAGGCCGCGCGGGAATGGAAACGTCCTGCCCCGCCTGCACCGCCCGCAGAGAACACCGCCACACCTACGCAGGCAGAACGCCCGCAGAAAGAGCGGGAACCCGTAGTCGAGCGGGACAAAGTGCCGGACACGCAGGCCACGCCACCGTATAGCGCCGCTGTGGAGCGGGACACCGCAGACGGGACGCAGGACACGAAGCCGACCGAAAGCACCCAGCAGAGCGCACCACGCCGCCCGCAGGCTACCAGAAGTAGCGAATGCGGGATTTGCCCGTATTGCGGGGCGAAGTTTGACGCGGCAAAAGTTATCGAATACAGCATTCGCGGCGCGGCGGAGGGAAAGCCGCACACCTGCCAACATTGCGGACGGCGGGTGAAAATCTTTTGTTCGGTTTCTTATTTCTGTTCCCCGGCGGAAGAGTGAGGGGCGCAGATGGACGAATACACGAACGATTATCTGGAAGCCGCGGCGGAGGAAGCAGAGCGTTTCCGTGAAGCCGCGATGATACTTTCGGAGCGGGCGGGCGTATCAGCGGAAGAAGCCATATACCGCATTCAAGAAGCGTTGCAGGTCATACGGGACGTAATCACGTCCATTGCGGACACACCGACAAACGCAGTTGAAGAATTAATCGCGCAAGTTGAAGAAGCCGTAGCACAGGCAGAGCCGAAGCACAGCCGCAGGAAAC